ATTTTAGAACCAAAGAAAGATTCTAAATTATAATGTTTTTTAATTTCATTAATCAAATTATATTTTTGCTTCTTTAAAGATTTTCTGTTAAATTTAGTAGAAGCTTCTAATATAGTATCAATTACTAATGTAGCTCTACCTTCAGTTACTACTTTGGATTTAAGTACAGATTCATATAATTTGTATTCTTTACCTAAAGAAGTATTGACAAAGTATTCTTTTAAGATATCTATAGCTGGTGAATTACCGCCTTTAAGTGTATCAGCAGTAATTTGACGTACTAACAGTTCAAATAATATACCTGTATTTTTGTACTTTGAGTGTTTTATTTTCATCAAAAAATATATTTATTTATAAATATGTAAAGTATTTTATTTCTTTAATTGTTTTTCATCTAACAATGAAGTATTATCTTTATTTTCTTCAAATACTAATTGCTTTTTGTTAGGTTGAGGAATAGACTTAAACATATCTAAGTTTTTTAAATATGTAGTTCTAGCACTTTCTAATGCTAATGGGCTACCCCCTTTAAATTTATTTTTAATACTATTAGAATCGTTTTTATCTGTATCTTTCATACGTTTAACACCTAAACGATCTTTACCAAAATTATCATCTTGTGTATTACGTTTTACATTAGTATCTTTTGGTCTACCCAATTTAGGATCATCTGCTGCATATTTTTCAGGATCTGGAACTCCACCTGGGTTTGTATACATTCTTCCACTGCCATATAATGAAGCTAAGTCATGGGGTGTACCATATGATTTACCAGTTTCAACTGGGTCATTACCCTCTGCTTCAATTTGTGCTATTCTAAATTTACGTTTAGCATCTTCCCTAGTTAGGTCTCTATATTCATCATATTGGTCTTCGCTGAAATGGTATACATTATCATAAATCCAATCAGATGGTACTAAACCTTGAGATAATAACTGTTCTGATAGTTCTGTTTTAGATTTAAGTAGCTCAATTTTTTCTTGTTCTAATACTATAGATGGACTAGCCATATCTAAAGTAAAATTAGTTAATGTTTCATCAGTATACCCTTGAGTATATAAATGAACTAGTGCAATTTTATTTAACTCAGATAATACTATCCTTTGAATTCTTTCTATTGTACGAGCAAATCTAATATCTTGTTGAGCTAATGTAGCTTTACCCTCTACTCCTTCTTCATATCCTAAAAATGCTTTAGGAATTTTTAAAGCAGCAAATAATTTACCTCTTAAATATTCTACATCTTGAATCCCATCATACTGTAACCCAGGTGTAGTTTCTATTTTTGTTGTAGCATCATTACCTCTAATTGGAATATAAAAATCTTCTAACATATTTTGCATGTTATATTTTAAATTATATTCACCAGTTTTATTATCTTGGAATGGTGTACGCTTAAGTTGTGAAATAGTTTTTTGCATAAATGTTTCTATTTCATTTGGAGGGATAGAACCAACATTCATATAAAAAATACGTTTTTCAGGGGCACGAGCAATTCTATGAATTAACATTGCGTCTTCCATTAGTACATACTGTTTATATAATTTACGAGCAGGTTCAATATATGCTCTACCATAAGGAAGATAGTTAACATCTGATAGTAGTCTGAAATGAGCCATTTCGTAATTATCAAAGAATATACCTGATTCATTTTCTAAATTTCCACCACCTGCTCCAGGTACAGGATACATACCAGAACTTAAATTATCCATTCCATCTGGTGCGTATCTATATCTTACTTCAGATGGATTATCTGGGTTATAAGCTTCTTGTCTTTCGATGTGGTATGCTGTGTAAGGAATAACATTATAGACCCCATACTTTTCTGCAATTTCTAATTTTAAGAAAAAATCTCCATATTTACACATTTGTCTAACCCACATCCATAGATTAAATTCTATATTTAATACATCATAAAATAAATTATATAATATTTTTTGTATATCTTCATTAGCACTTCTAATTTGAAGTACTTCACCCATATCATTTTTAAGTGTTGATTCATCTGCTAATACATCTAATGCAGAAGCAATAATAGCATCTTGATCCATTAAATCATATTCTGAGTATAATTGAGGTCTAAGGTACTGGTAATTCATGTTGAATTGGGCACCATATAATGAAGATGGGGCAGTAGAATAAATTCTATTATATCTATCGATTAATGAATTAGTTTGTAATTCCCCAGTTGATTGTATTTTACCACTATCAATTACTTTTACTTGATTACCCCCAACATTTCTGATAATTACATCAGTTGAAAATAATCTTTTTAATCTTGAAAATACGCTTTTATCAGCCATAATGTATTATTATTATTATAAATATGATTTAGAAGAGCCATCTAATGTCTTCTTTACCATTTCCGAAATTTTGTTCATATGGATTTTTACCATGTTGGTTATTTCCATAACCTCCCTGATATGGTGTTCTATTAACTGACATATTGCTTAGGGCATTTTTAGTTCCGTCTAAACCTCTTTGTCTTAATCTTAAAGCAGTGTCTCTAATGTACATAGCAATACCAAATGACATTACTAAATCATCATTATATCCACTTTGAGCTTCCGCTCTATTATTTCTCCATATAAAGGTTTTCATTTCTTCAATTAACCTTTTTGATTGTATTGTTACTCCTTTATCACTAATGTATTCTTGGAATTTACCTATTACCATAGGACGTGTTCTAGATGACATTGTAAAACCAGCTACCATTTTGGAGTGGTCTTGATATTTGTCAAAATACGAACTAGCATTTGGGGAGTCACTCTTTTGTGAATAATAAAGATTAGTATATTGTCTATCTAAAGCAACTTGTATAGTTGCCCAACCAATATTAGCATTTTCTATTACTAACATTGCTTCATTATATTCAGTAGCTAAACCTACTAATAAATGACCAAATTCTTTTGTACCTAATTGTCCTTTATATTCAGCAACTTGTGTATTATTTGCTACATCAATTACATGACATGCAGAATAATCTTTCCCATCACCACGAGCAACATCAGCTACTACAACATAATCTCTTGTATAATCTGGTGATTCCCAAACCCATAAATTTTGGTCTGCCCCTCTTCTTTCCATAGGATCTTTTACATAAGTTTTTTCATAAAAGTCTATATATTCAGGATAAAATACAATATCACCTGAAGTGCTAAAATCGCAATCACATTCTTGGGCTGCCATTCTAGGATCACCTAATAATTCATCTTGTGTATCCCTCCATTTTTGATCTCGTTCAGGGTGAACGTACCAAGGTAATTTAATAGGTAAGAATTGGTTTTCACTTGATTCGGCTCTAACCCATGTTTGATGAAACCAGTTACCAGTACCATAAGGTGTAGATAATGCTATACACCCACCACCAGTTGCTAATGTTTGTTGTGCTGATGCCCAAATCTCTCCAATGTTATCAATAAATGCTGCCTCATCAATTAGTAGTAAGGATACTGCTTCTGATCTACCTGCATCACTTGATGCTGATGTAGCTTTTATTTGAGACCCATTTACTAATCTTAGTGTTAATTTATTATTTTCAGCTGCATCTACTTTAAGCCATGAAGGTAAATTTTCATACATAAATTTTACCTTTGTAACCATGTTTTTAGCTGTTTCTTGCTTTGTAGCAATACATAAAATATTTTTATCCTTAGCAAATAACATTAACCATAAAGAGTAACCTGCTGATAAAGTAGATATACCTAACTGTCTAGATTTTAGAATTATAGAATAAGGATTATCGCGCATTAACGTTAATACTTTTTCTTGGAATGGGTATAAATTAAATTGTATGCGGCCTCTTTGTGGGTGTTGTATATAACAGTATTTACGCATAAAATGTACTGGATCCTTGGCACATTTGAGATATTCTTGGCGTATTACTTTTTTTAAATCCTGACTCATATTATTTGACTAGAATTGCTACTCCTACAGCTACCAATATTCCTGCTCCACCCATTAATTTGGTTTTTAATTTTTGCTTTTTTAAATCTGTTTGAAGTCTTTTGGATAGCTCCTGGGATAAAGCTAATTGATTACTTTTAGTAAGCATAATAGATTCAAAATTGCCTACTTGGGAATTAAGATTAAAAATAATACTATCTTTTAAAACAATTTTATGTTCTAATAAACTTATTTTATCTAATATTAAAGCTAATTCTTTTTTAGCTCCGTCTCCTGTAATTAAATCCTTAATTACTAGTTTCGCTATTGGCTTCTTTAATTGTATCGAGGTACTGTCTGTAACGTTCTGTGAAAAACCTTTCAAGCTCATCATCATTAAAGTTATCAACAGCATCCACTTTAGTACTAATTTCATATTTCAAGCTATTTATTCTGTTATCTTTAAGATTTATTTGTTGGTCTAATTGTGTTATTTGTCCATTTAAGGTATCGATTTTAAAAGTTAATTCATCATTTTCACTGTGTAATGAATCGACTTTTTGTTCTAATGCTATAATTTTAGCATTATAATCCTCAACATACTCTTCCTTATCTGAAAATAATAACCAAAATATTATACAGAATAGTACTATAATTTTTAATATGTAGATAACCCTTTCTTTAGACTCCATTTTATTTGTCTATAATAGCTTCTAATTCTTTCTTAAGTTTTGTTTTTTTCTTAAGGTCAGCTACTAATTTTTCTTTTTCTTTACCTTCAGCTTTAGAATATTTTTTAGCTAAAGATTTCATCTCACGAGTTAATAAAGCTAATTCTTCTTTTGCTTTGGCTAAACCTTTTGTTTTTTTAAGATCTGCTTTAGATGGTTCTTTATCTTCATCTTCTTTCATTACACCTCTTTTAACAATCGCATCATATGCTTTACCAACATCACCTTTATATAATTGATCTACTATTTTTTTACCTAGTTTTTCTAACTGACTGTCATCTAAAGAATGTTTTTTACCAAATCCTTCTAAATAAGACATACCAATATCTAAATAATCATAAAAAAAATCTTCACCTTTAGGGGTTGCATCTTCTTCTATACCAGCTTCTTTTTTAGCAGCTTCAAGATCTTTGATTGCTGAAGTTAATTCTTTAGTTTTAGCAATTTCTGCCTCAGTATCCTCAGATAGGGTAGAGATAATATTTTCTCTGATATAATTTTTTAATTCAGATTTTTTCATTATAATAAGGTTTTATTATAAATATGTTAAAGACCAGTAATATTCAAAATTTGTTGAATACGTTCCTCTGTAGATCCAGATATCTTTTCTAGTTTACCGGCTTTATGACCATGTCTTTTAATAAGAGTAGTAATAGTAAAATCGATTAAATCTCTATAATGTTCATCTGTTTCACGAACACCATTATCTTCAATGTCTATCCCATAAGGAGATATATAGAAAATATAATCATATTCTCTAACAAATTCACTAGCATATGTTTCAAATGCTTCTTTATCCTGATAGTTTATTGATTTAGCATTTAAAGTAAAAGCCATAACATCAATTACAGTTCTATCTGTAATAATATTTTCTTGTATCAATTCAGCACAACGTTCTGCTAAAAATACTGTTTGACCTTTTAATGTAGAATCAGTATTAAGTGGAATACCTTGCTCCATTAAAAATTTAGAACGCTCTGTTCTAAACATATAATCTTTAAATTGCTTTGTTTCCTTTAAAGCATTTACTAATGTAGTTTTACCTACACTCATAGTACCACATAAACCTATTTTCATATTTTAGTTTCTATAATCTGAAAG